AAAAACTAGCATTTTAACGTGTGCTTAGCACGGTTTTTCCCAACGTGAACATGGTACTAAACAGCTTCCCAAAGGACAGAAGTTCGGCCAGTAAGTGCACCAGCAGCTCCAGTTAATGTAATAAACTGAACGAAAGCATCTGTTCCATTGGCAGAAATAAACAAGCTACTTGACATATTTCCCTCCTCATGAGTTACCCCAGAGGTAGGAGATATTGTAGATGGAAGAGCTCCAGCTGCGTAAACGCTAACCGAGTTCTTTAAAAAATCCATCGTTGAAGTCAATAACTCATTCGCATTATCATTGAATTGTAACTGTTGGGTCACCAAGTAATTGCCAACTGGAGGAACAAAAGTTCCAGCAGTATTGACAATTCCGAGACCATTAACAACAGCAGTAGCATTCAACGAAATAGTAGGAGTTCCAGTGACAAAAGTCTGTGTGGCCCCACTAACGAACGAGGAAACTTGAAATTGAGGGGACGGATTAGTCGAAGTCTCAAGAACAGGATTGATAAGCATTACGTTACCAGTTACCCTGAACTCGCCAATTTGATTGGTGTTAGCTTGACCATTTGTCCAGAAAAAGACTTGACCACAGTCATAGAGATGAGGATCTGCTCCACCTGGTATTGAACCATTTGGGCGAACAAAAAACTTCTCTCTCATTGACTTTGTTTCCAAAAAAGTCTTTGGAAAAGTAAGGCCAGTAGGTCTCGCGGTTTCCACAATAGGTGAATGATGCATAACTTCAGCTTGTTGCTGAGAACTGGGAGTCGCCTGAAGGGCGTCCATCGTACCAGTAACTCCAACAAACCCCTGTGCACCAACAACTGCGAAAACACTTGCGGAAGGTTTGTATTCAAAGCGTAAGCTCTGAAATTCATACCTCTCATAATTCTGAGCAGTCCGAGAAAGGAAAGGAAAACAGGACGGATTTCCAGGATTCAAAGCAAATGTTGAAATGCCAAATCCAGTGGAACCGTTAACAACAACAATCTGTTCATCAATTGGAACGATAAACGATCGCATGTTGCCTCCAGTGGTGGCCATGTTTCCTCTTCCCCTTTTTCCCTTATTACTGCGCTTTCTTTTAGCGCGACCGGCCGGATTGGGCACGGATTTTTGAGGAGGGTTCCTTGCTTTTCTAGCTCGGTTCCGCTTCTTCCTAGGAGGATTTACACCCCCCCCTGCAATCTTTGCGATTACAGCTGCTTTTTCTTTTTTAGTCATTCGAGACATCTTTTAAACCGCGCCGGTTTACCTAGGGGCGCCCACAAGAAAGATTCCCAAATTTAACAAGGTTAAAGATTAACCTAAACTCCTCACATTTTACATGTCCAGAAAGAGGTCCGACAGAAAAAGGCCGTCAAACCTACTATTTCCAGACTCGTTTCCCGAGAAAAACGCATCTATGTCGAACACACTGGGGGTTCCGACAAGCGCATAACTCGAAATACTTGGGTCATGTAAATTGTTTCGTACTAATTCACTTGAAATCAGGGCACTATACGCGCTATAGAAAGTCTCAAAATGGTCCGAAGGACGAGACATAACCATCAGCGTAAAAGCCTTACCGATATGTTGGGAGAGCGTTAATTCATCGTTCTCATAAACCATGGTAGTTGCAAGACGTTCAACATCATACAAAGGATACCACAATCCAGACGGCATCTTCTTAAAAGAAGCACCTAGGAAACTCAGTGTGTGCAAATCTGCATCCAATCCACCGAAAAAGAACTTTAATTTCAGTCCATAGTTTCCAAGATGTTCAGCGAGAAACTCAGGATCAGTCATTAAACTGAACGGTTCATCAACCGAAAATACATTATCATCACCATAAAGGTTTACCAATTGTTCACGTACAAGTGAAAAAGGAGGGGATTCGCCATGCTTCTTTTTATAAGCAGCATATAGTCCAGCGGCGAAAATAATTACGTGGCCAAAGATATTATCTCTAGTGGTACATCCAGA